CCATGAACACATGGTTCACCGGCCGGGTGCGGTACTTCTACGAGGAACTGCGGAAGCGCGTGGGCAGCGCCGCCCACATCATCTACTACGGAGCGGAGAGCATCTACTCCCCCTACGGGAAGATGTACACCATCCCCTGGGACGGGCTGTGGATCGCCAACTACGGCAGGAACACCGGCCAGGTCTCCGGCGTACCGAAGATGGCCCACGACCTGCACCAGTTCACCAGCAAGGGCCAGTGCCCCGGGATCTCCACAAATGTGGACCTGAACCGCATGATGGGCACGAAGGACCTGCACTGGTGGACCGGCGTGGACACGGAGCCTGTGGATATCCCTGTGGATAAACCTGTGGATATCAACGGGGACGGGCAGGTCGTGGAGATCTACGCGGGGAACGCCTGGAACATCCGGGAGCTGCCAGACGCCACGGCCCGCCTGACCGGGCAGGTGGCGAAACACGGAGAGAAATACGAGTACGCCGCCACCGCGTGGAACGGGTGGATCGGGGTCTTCCTTGACGGCGGGGATATCGGCTGGATCTCCCCGAAGGGCGCGAAGGTGGTGAAAGCATGAACGGATCCATTATCGCCACCATAGTCACCGCGGTGCTGTCACTGGCCGGGACCGTGATCACGGTGCTGGTGGCAAACAAACAGACGCTGTCGGCCCTCGACAAGAAGAGCGAACTGTCCGACGCGAAGCTGGAGGCCAAGCTGGAGAAGCACATGGCCGTAACGGATACCAAGATCGAGGAGCTCACCCGGGAGGTGCGGGAGCACAACAACTTCGCCCGCCGCCTCCCGGTGCTGGAAGAGAAGGTAGCACAACTTGAGAAGGAGGAACGGAGACCATGACATTACGCGAAACTGTCGAAATGATGCTCAGCGGCGACTACAAGGAGCGATTCATAGCAGAATACGTGCAGCTCAAAATCCGATATGAAAAGCTGAAGGCTTATAACAATCGGATTGAAGCGGCCAACGCTACACGTAGTTGCTATCCCATTGTTGCCCTCGTCGAAGAGCCTCCGCACGACTGCCCTGCGGAAATGCTCCGGGAGCAGCAGCAGGTAATGGGTAATTTGCTCCACCTGCTTGAGATCAGGGCGGTTATCGAGAAGATCGACATCTCGGAGGTGACTGTATGAACGGTATAGACTGGAAGCGCAAGCTCACGTCCCGGAAGTTCTGGATGGCCTTTACCGCCATGGTCAGCGGCCTGATCCTCGCCTTCGGAGGTGACGCGAAGACCGCCGAGACCGTATGCGGATGCATCATGAGTGTGGCGTCGGTGGTGGCCTACCTGATCGCGGAGGGCCTGACCGACGCGGCCGGAGCACGGCCGGAAGACGAGAGGGACGGCATCGCAGAGCACCCGCCCGACGAAGAGTTACACGATATAGATATCATGTAACCGACTATGTAACCGCTCCCGCGTATGCTAGGCTGGGGTGATAGGCATGGATATGCGGGATTACCGGAACAGCGTGATGCGGGAACTGATCATGGATTACATCCACTCCGAGCGCGACCGGGCCATCATGATCCGCAGGCTCATCGACGGCGTCGGGTTCGAACGCCTGGGCGAGGAGTTCGCCATGAGTGACAAACAGATCAAGCGCATCGTGTACAAATTGCAGGAGCAGCTGTTTCGGCGCATTACATAGATGCCGGAGACCTGCTATAATACCTACAGATGGGATCGTCCACCTTACGGACAGGAGGGAACCACATGAGGAGATTCAGATTCAATCTCCAGCTGTTCGCAGGAGACGGTGACGGGGCTGGCGCATCCGCCGGTTCCGCTGCCGGAGCCGCGGACTCAGGAACCACGGGCGCTACCGGCGATGCCGGCGCGGAGGCCGCCGCTCCGCAGTACATTCCCCGGTCGGGCAGGCGCAGGACAGAGCAGGCGAATCCCCTTGCAGACGTGCAGTACGGGATCCAGCCTCAGGCTCAGCCGGCGCAGGCCAAAGGGCAGGACGACGCTGCCAGTGAGGACGGGAAAGAATCCTTCGACGACCTGATCAAGGGCAGGTACAAGGCCGACTTTGAGAACCGGGTCCAGAAGATCCTGGACGGGCGGTTCAAAAAGGCCAACGAGACCCAGGCGCAGATGGACAAGGTGAACAGCTTCCTGCCCCAGCTCATGCAGAAGTATGGGCTGGGCGAAGGGGCCACACTGGACGATCTGGCCAGGAAGGTCACGGACGACGAGAGCCTCTACGAGGACGAGGCGCTGCAGATGGGCGTATCCACCTCCGTGGCGCGGGACATGCACAGGCTGCAGTCCCAGCTGGAAGCGGAGCGGAAGGCCCGGGAGCAGAGCGTAGAAGAGATGCGGATCAGGGAGCACCTGGCTTCTCTCGCCCAGCAGGCGGAGCAGCTGAAGGCCGTATTCCCAGGCTTCGACCTCATGACGGAGCTCAACAACTCGCCGGAATTCGCCCGCATGACCAGCCCCGAAGTGGGCATCTCCGTGGAGGCGGCCTACCGGGCCATCCACGCCAAGGAGATTGAGTCCGCGGCCATGCAGTACGGGGCGCAGCGGGCCGCCAGCCAGGTGACCGCGGCGGTCCGGGCCAACGGGGCAAGGCCCGCCGAGAACGGCATGGGCGGCCAGGCGGGCGTGGTATCGAAGGTCGATCCCTCCACCCTCAACAAACGCGACATCGAAGAGATCAAACGACGGATAGCCCGAGGAGAAACAATCTCCTTCGGGTAACCGAGAGGAGAGAATAACGCATGGACAAGATCCTTTTCAACCTCCAGCTGTTCGCGGCCAATGACGTGGTGAACGCCACCATCGGCTACGTGAACGCCAATACCGGGGCCGTGGAGAGTTTCGTGGCTCCCAACGACCTGTCGCCCCAGAACAAGACCTTCTACGACACGGTCCTGCTGGAGAACGCCCGGGAGAAGCATTACTTCGCCCAGTTCGGCAAGAAGCAGGCCCTGCCCGACAACCACGGCCAGACCGTCGAGTGGCGCAAGTTCAACACCCTGCCCAAGGCCATGACGCCTCTGGTGGAAGGTGTGACCCCCACCGGCAAGAAGCTGGGCCAGACCGTGCTCACCCAGAGCATCACGCAGCACGGCGATTACGTGGAACTGACCGACAAGATCCAGATGCACGCCATCGACAACGTGGTGGTGGCGGCCACCGAGGAGCTGGGCGCGGCCGCCGGCAACACCCAGGACGCCCTGATCCGGAACGAGCTGCTGACCGGCACCAACGTGCTGTACTGCGAGAAGGTCGCCAGCGGCGGCACCGTGACCCAGGTCACCCGCCGGTACAACCTGGACGGCGACTGCAAGCTGACCCCCCGCATGGTCAACCGCGCCCGCACCATCCTGACCAAGGCCAACGCGCCCACCATCAACGGCAAGTACGTGGCCCTGATCCCCAGCTCCGTGCTGGAGGACCTGCGCCAGAGCCAGGACTGGGTGGAAGCCCACAAGTACGCCCGGCCCGAGGAGATCTACAACGGCGAGGCCGGTGAACTGCACGGCGTGCGGTTCATCGAGACCAATACCGTGCGCTGCTTCGCGCCCGGCCCCCTGAACGGCACCACCGCCCGGTACCTCACCGTGGCCGCCTACAGCGGATCCGCCACCGATGCCACCGCCACCGCGGGCGTGCCATCCGCCTACCGGATCACCCTGGACGAGACCCCGGACGCCTCCCTGGTGGGCCGCGAAGTCAATCTGGAGCATTCTGGCAGCCTGACCGCCCACATGACCATCTGCGGCGTGACGCCCGCTTCCAAGTACGTGTACGTATCCGCCGCGCCCGCCAGCAGCCCCGCCGATAACGACTATCTGCTCCCCGGCGAGGGCGGCAAGGAGCTGCATGACACCGGCCACGCCGTGGCGGTGTACGCCTGCGAGTTCTTCGGGCAGGACGCCTTCGCGGTGATCGATCCCGCCGGCGGCGCGATGCAGACCTTCGTCAAGCCCCTGGGTTCCGCGGGCACCGGCGATCCTCTGAACCAGCGCTCCACCGTGGGCTATAAGTTCGAGACCGCCAGCAAGATCCTGTATCCCGAGCGGCTGCTCCGCGTGGAGTGCGGCTCCAGCTACTCCGATACCGACGAAGACAACGAGTGAGCTACCGGGGAGGGGCCTGACCGGTCCCTCCCCGCATCCCATTGACAGGAGGAAACAGCATGGCAAAGACTGAGGAAGCCAAGACCCCGGAGCAGATCGGGCCACGCATGATGCATATACGGATCAACCGCCCCCACGGATCCCAGGAGGATTCCATGTATATCGGGATGAACGGCAAGACGTGGCAGCTGCGGTACAACACGGACGTATACGTCCCCGAGGATGTATACTACCTGATCCAGCAGTCCCTTAAGGCCGAGCGCGTCCGTGACGCGTATATCGAGCGGCTGAACCAGTAACCTACGGAGGGAAGAACGATGACGGTCAACGAAGCGATCATGCAGGTGGACGCGCTGAAACCGAATATGTACCCGGCCTCCCGCAAGGTGGAGTGGCTGAACCAGCTGGACGGCATGCTGTATCAGGACGTGATCCTGACGCATGAGGACGGGGATCCGGGTATGCCGTGCAGCCGGGTGGCCCCCTGCGGGATCGTGCCCAGGGGCTGGTGCGGTATGGCGCAGCGCGGGGAGCGGCCGCCCTTCGTGCCGTACGATCCGGACGGAGATCTCTCCGATACCCTCATCGTCCCCTTCCCCTACGATACCGTGTACCGGTTCTGGCTGGAGAGCCAGATCGACCTGGCTAACGCCGAGATGGCCAAGTACAACGTATCCGCGGCCCTGTACAACCAGGCGCTGCTGGAATACCAGGGCTGGTACAACCGGAACCACAGGCCCATCAGCCGGGTCATGGGGATCCGGCTCTAGCCGACGTAGCTCAGATGGCAGAGCGGCAGGGACGAAGGACGGACCCGGCGGTTGATCGCGCCGGGCACCACCACCCAGCAGGTCCCCGGTTCGAGTCCGGGAGTCGGCTCTAAGGAGGGAGGCCAATGTACTTACCGCAGCTAAGCGTCCCCCAGACCTCCCGCATGATGACGGAGGTCTTTTACGGATACAACCACAATCTCAGGATCCAGCAGGGCGAGAGCTGGGACCAGGTCAATATCACCTGCGACAGCTACCCCGTGCTGTCACAGAGGAAGCGGAGGCGGACCATACGGACCATTACGTCCCCGCAGGGTCTGACGGTCAAGGAATCGCTCGTATGGGTGGCCGGGGAGCATCTGATCATCAACGGCTCCCAGCGGACGACCACGGAGTTCAAGCTGTCCACGGACCCGGCGAAATGCCCGAAGCAGCTGGTCTCCATGGGCGCGTACCTGATCGTCTTCCCGGACGGGATGTACTTCAATACGTCTACGGGATCCAGCGAGCAGGGGTATATCGACGCGTCGTTCTCGCACGCCGCCTCATCCTCCGCGAAAGTCACGTACAACCTCTGCGCGGCCATAGGGACCCCGCTCAACATGTCCAATGTGTCGGTCAGCGCGACGCCGCCCGACGACCCCCAGAACGGCGACTACTGGATCGATACCTCCGTGGCCCCGCAGCAGCTGAAGCAGTGGACCAGCTACTCCGAGCAGTGGACCCAGGTGCCCAGCACCTACGTGCAGATCGGCGCGGCCGGGATCGACGACCTGTTCGAGGTGGGCGACGGGATCACCCTGTCCGGGATCGCGTACGACGACAACGACACCAATGCCCTTTCCGAGGCGCTCGCCGCCCTGAACGGGGACAATATCATCGTGGGCAAGGGCGAGGACTGGATCAGTATCACCGGCATGCTGCCGCAGGCGTACGCACAGGAGACCGGCACCGTCAAGGCGGAGCGCAAGGCGCCGGCCATGGACTACGTGATCGAGAGCAACAACCGCCTGTGGGGCTGCAAGTTCGGACTGGTCAACGGCGAGGCCGTCAACGAGATCTACGCCTGCAAACTGGGCGATTTCAAAAACTGGCGCGTGTACGCCGGCGTGGCCACCGACAGCTACGCGGTGTCCGTGGGCAGCGACGGGCCGTTCACCGGGGCGATCACCTACAACAACTATCCGTTTTTCTTCAAGGAAGACTGCGTACACCAGGTGTACGGCGCGTATCCCGCCACCTATCAGGTGACCCACCAGCGGATCCCGGGCGTGCAGAGGGGATCGGCTGCATCTCTGGTGAACGAGGGCGGGTACCTGTTCTATAAATCCCCTGTGGGCGTATGCCAGTACGACGGATCCACGGCCCGGTACATATCCGATCCCCTGGGCGGGGTGAATTACCTGAGCGCCGTGGCGGGGACCTTCCGGGACAAGGTGTACTTCTGCCTGAAGAAGTCCTCCACCGAGTACGAGCTGATGGTATACGACCTCATGAAGGGATTCTGGGCGAAGGAGGACGGCGTGAACGCGAAGTTCTTCGCCGCCAGCGAGTACGACCTGTTCTTTATCGACGCGGACGGCCATCTCATGAGCGTGAACGGCACCGACGGCGGATTCGCCACCGGAACGACGGAAGAGGGTCCGGTATACTGGGAGGCGGTGTCCGGCCAGATCGGGTACGAATACCCGGACCAGAAGTACCTGTCGCGGTTCAATATCCGGATGAGCCTGGGGGCGGGATCCACCGCCCGGCTGTACATCCAGTACGACTCGGACGGCGAATGGCGGCCCCAGGGCGCGGAGATGCGGGCCGCGAACGTGCGGACCTTCACCCTGCCGGTGATCCCCAGAAGGTGCGACCATATGCAGTGGAAACTCTGCGGGCGGGGCGAAGCGAAGCTCTATTCCATCGCAAAGATCTACGAAGCGGGGAGTGATGTGACATGATCGCGCAGGCCGTGCGGGAACCTCCCATCCTGACCGACAAGCAGGTGTACTCCTACCTCCAGGAGATGGCCCGCCAGATCAACTACGCCCTGCAGCAGATCGATTCCAGCGTGGCGACCGGAGCGGCGGCGGACGGGCCCATCGCCCAGGCCGCAGCGCAGGCCGCGCAGAAAGCGGTGGACCAGCAGGCGCAGACCGTGCGGGCCATGATCATACAGACCGCCACGAACGTCCGTATGGCAATGGACGAGCTGGAGACCCGGCTGGAGAGCAGCTACGTCGCCAAATCGTACCTGGGCACCCTGCACGAGCAGATCACCAACCAGATCGCCGCGTCCGCGAAGGGCATCGAGCAGAAATACCAGCTGGACACCGTGATATCCGACCTGCAGGAGGGCAGCGCGTCGTTCCGGGAATATCAGAACTCAACGAGCCAGTATATCCGGACCGGACTCCTGTATTACGACGGCAACGACGCCCGGGTCGGGGTGGCGGTCGGCGAGAATTTCACCTATGAAATCATCGGCGGGGTAGAGGTCCTCAAACGTGAGAACCTGTGCGCCACCTTCACCAGCAACCGGCTCTCCTTCTGGCAGGGCGGCGTTGAGGTGGCCTACGTGAGCAACAACCAGCTGTATATTCCGAACGCAAACGTGACCGAGACCCTGTGGGTCGGGAAATGGGAGTTCAGCCACAGCGACGGGCTGATCATAAAGTACGTGGGGTGACTGCGAAATGGCGATGACAGTGAATCCGGGAGTGAAAAAAAACGGGCTACTGGATATACCGGCGGTCTATCAGGGATACACAGAAAATCCGGGCGTGGCGAAAGGCGTGGCGGGCGCCCTGGAGATCCCCATGTCCCGCACGGATAAGATCGCAGGCTCCGCCAACACAGGCGGCGCGAAGGCCACCGGACCCGTGGGCGGCGTGGCGGTGAAGCTGGTGCAGGAGGGCAAGGCGAAGCCCGTGGCCACGACGAAGAGCGGCGGCGGGGGCACCACGGGCGGGGGCGGGACCGGAACGGCCGCTACCACCGCGAAGAAGAACCCGTACGCCAACCCTGGGGCTGCGACGGTGGATCCATACGCCGGGATATCCGAATCCACGCGGGCGGCCATGCAGGGCGGATACGCGCCCTCCGCGGCGGTCACCGAGGCCCAGGCGTACCTCAACTCCCTCAGGAACAACGCCCCCGGCGAGTACAACGATCCCTACGCCGACGAGCTGACGAACCTGTACCAGCAGATCGTGAACCGCCCGAAGTTCCAGTACGACCTGAACGGGGACATGCTGTACAAGCAGCTCGCCCAGAATTACCAGCTCCAGGGCAGGCAGGCCATGCAGGACACGTTGGGCCAGGCTGCCGCGTTGACCGGTGGTTACGGTTCCTCCTACGCAGCCACAGCCGGCAGTCAGGCCTATCAGTCCTACCTGCAGCAGCTCAATGACCGGATCCCGGACCTGTACAACCTCGCCCTGAATACCTACAACGCCGAGGGCGACCGGCTGGCCCAGAACTACTCCATGGCCCGGGACATGTCCAACACCGGGTACAACCGGTACCAGGATACCGTGGACCGGTACTACCAGGACCTGGGGCTGGCCTCGGACGCCTACTGGAACGAGAAGAACTTCGACTACGGGCAGTACTCCGACAGCCGGAACTACGCCATGCAGCTGGCCCAGATGGAGCAGAACGCGGCGCAGCAGAGCAAACAGTACGCCCAGAACCTGGCCATGACCATGCTGAAGCAGGGCCTCAGGCCCAGCAACGCGATCCTCTCCGCGGCAGGGCTCGACAACTACGACGCCTGGCAGCTGTACACGCTGGCCAAGCAGGCGGGCGGAGGGCTGAAGTAAAGAAGAGGCCCCGGAGCGATCCGGGGCCTTGCACAAAAGGAGGCGATAAG